TACGGGAAATACCCCTCAAACAGGGCATTTCAAGCTAAAATAGCGAAGCCGGGAAGTGCAGCAAACACGACCCGGCTTCTAACCACATCCATTGTTCACGGGAGGAACAACAGCATGGCTATTTCTGATTCTATATTCAAGACCTGCGCCAAGTGCAGCACCAAAAAGGCTGCAGCCGAATTTCCCAAGAGGAAGTGCAATCTTGATGGCCTATATTCCTATTGCAAGGCTTGCAAGGCGGATGAAGATCGCTCATACCGGGCGAGAAATATTGAGAAGGCAATCGCTAGAAGTGCAACCTACCGAGCAGCCAATAAAGACAAAGCGAAGGAAAGAAACGCCGCGTATTACGCAGCAAACATTGATTCTTTCAAGGTTAAGAGAGCCGCCGCCTATGCGGAAAATCCGGAAGATGCGAAGGCGAGAGCCGCCGCTTGGTACAAAGCAAACCCCGAAAAAGCAAAAGCCACCAGTGCGGCTTATTACGTAAAAAATACCAACAAGATCAAGGCGTATCTTGCTTCTTGGTATGCCGAAAACACCGAGTACCAAAAAGCGAAAGTGCGGGCATACCGCGCTTCGAATTTAGACAAGATTAAAGCGTACCAAGCAGCCAACGCCAGCAAGATTAGAGCCAGATGCGCTGCTTACCGCGCCGAGAATCCGGAAAAGAGGCGGGCAACATGGATTGCATGGGCGAGAGTCAATCCGGAAGCGCTCCGTGTTAACGGGCAAAACCGAAGATCTCGCAAGCGCAATGCGGGTGGAAGGTTGTCGCACAACTTAGCAGAAAAGCTGTTCAGCCTCCAAAAGGGTAAATGCCCATGCTGCAAGCAGCCGCTTGGTGATGACTACCACCTAGATCACATCCATCCGCTTGCTTTGGGCGGCTCAAACACGGATGACAACATTCAACTGCTTAGGGCTATCTGCAACTTGCAGAAGCACGCCAAGCACCCAATCGACTTCATGCAAGCGCGAGGATTCTTACTATGACCCGAACCGTATCCCTCACAAAGCCGCACCTCTACAAGAGCAGCCGGGGCTATTGGTGCTGCTTCAAGACCGGTACCCGGATCGGGGCCGCATGGACGCCCGCAGCGGCTTATAAGAATTGGGCGATGTTGGCAGGGCTGGACGCATGAGCAAGCAATATTTCCGCCTTGTCCATGAGCAAGCGCGCCGCCATGCCTCGCAGGCTTGCCTAAGCAGCCCAGACGGGCACATCGTGACGATTGCAGAGCCAACCCGCACGCTCGACCAGAACGCCGCGCAATGGCCGTACCTCGAAGGCTTCTCGCAGCAAAAGCAGCTTTGCATCAATGGCGCGATGGTCAATGCGACGCGCGACGACTGGAAAGATGTGTTGACCGGCTGCCATGCCGGCGAAACACGCATGGCGGTGTTTGATGGTCGGGTGGTCATGCTGCCGCAGCGCACAAGCAAGATGGGTAAAAAGGTTTTCAGTGACTGGCTGGAATTCCTTGTCTCGATGGCGGCTCAGTCGGGCGTCGAGCCGGTCTATCAATCGCTAGCAAAACGATAGCGCAATTTACCCCATGAAAACAAGGGCTAGCGCACGCCAGCTATACAAAGTTCGCTATAAAAAAGGGTAGCTATTTATGGTTAAACAGAGTAAGATTCAGGGCACAAAAGGCGATGCCCGCACAGTGCTTTCAACACAGGCGGGCATCTGGTCAATCAACAAACAGGAGTTGCCGAATGACTGAAACGAATTCTAAAACAATCACCTTGCGCGAAGCTGCGCAGATGCTGGTTGACGCGCTGCAATCGTGCGCCGACAACGAGGAAAACCCGATGGAAACGCGGGAGGCGCTTACTGCTGGACGCGCCGCCCTGGCTCTGCCTGATGAGCCGGTGGCATGGCGCTACAAGGGGGAGGCCACCTATGACGGCAATAAGTGGCATGACAACTACGAAGTGACCACCAGCGAACAGGTGGCGAAGTTCAAGGATAAGAATGCAACGCCGCTCTACGCCACCCCTCAATCTGCGCCACTGGAGCGCCAGCCGCTGACCAGTGAGGCCTTGTTTGATCTCGCCCTCGCTGAAGTCAACCGCGAGAGCGATGTGGTGGTGATGGCCTGCAATCTCATCCGTGCTGCCGAAGCCGCCCACGGCATCAAAGGCGCAGCATGAGACTGCAAGCCACCGCCATTCAAATCCTCACGCTCTACGTCAGCCGGGGCGCCATGGAAAACAGCGAGGTCGGCGCGCTCATTGGCAAGAGCACCAAGATTGCCCAGACCTACGGCCAGCGCTACGAGGATGCCGGCCTGCTGAGCCGCGTCAATCCCGGCCATTCGCCCATGCTGCGCCAGATCACATCCAAGGGCCGCGATGCGCTGGATGAGGCTGTCAACCCAAAGGCCAGGCAGCGCACTGTGTCGCATCCTGCGTCTATCGTGCCCGCTGCCCTGATGGCGCAGAGCCGGGTGTTTGCGCTGGCTGGTGTTTGGGCTTAACTGAGGGGATGCAATGATTGACGACACCCGCAACCTCCTGAATGATTTGCTAACGCAGTGGCACCGCTGGGCCAGCGGCTACCAGCATGTAGGCGGCATCAACTCAAGCCCGATGTTCCGGGGTGCTGCGCCCGCCAAGACGCGGGATGATGATGACGCTGTGGATGGCGCGATCCACAATTCCACATGCGAAGCCGTGAATTTTCAGGTGATGGAAATGGAGCCAGTCCATCGCACCATCCTGCAGCTGCAGGCGCGCAACCTGAATGCAGGCGTGTCGGTGTGGTCAAGCCCGCGCTTGCCGGCTGACCCGGAGGAGCGCACGGTGATATTGATGGAGGCCAGGAATCGCCTGATGAAGCGGCTTATTTTCTGTGGTGTGATTTGATGCGCGCGACCGTTGGAGCCAATCCGGCAGAACCATCCACTGCAGGGTGGAGCGACACGTACCGAAAATACTACATGCACAAAAAGGGTGCCGAGCGCCGGGGCATTGAGTTTGATCTCACCTATGAGGAGTGGCTGGAGATATGGGGGTCAAGGCTGGCCGACCGTGGCCGGGGTTCTAGTCAGTTCGGAATGTTGCGCACGCGCGACGAAGGCGGCTATTCGGTGGGTAATGTCAGGCTTGGCACGCCAAAGGAGAACCAGCAGGAGCGCGCTGTTGTTGCAAGGGTGGCAAAAGCGCAATCCAGCTGGGCTAGTTCGCAGCAAAAGAACGCAGCCCATCCGGTCAGCACATCGTGGGTAATGTCTCGTAGCCGTGTATTTGATGAATATGTCGAAGAAGATGAATAAATGCTTGACAAGCTCATCAATTGCCCCCAGAATTTGGGTAGGGGCATAACTCGCCCTAAACATTTTCACCCGCCGATAGCAATGTCGAGCGGGTTTTTTCGTTTACGCCTGCGGCATCGACCACACAACGCGGCCATGAGCCAAATTGTCGATAGCCCGCATGGCACCACCTCCTGCCGGCTCGAACCCGGCTTGCCCGCCCGCAGTGATGCCGGTGGGCTTTTTTATTTCCGCACCTGGGCGCATCCAGGGCTGCCGAAAGGCTCGACCATGACCATCAAACCCGGCACAGTGCCGAAAACTGCCAAGAAGCCGCAACCCAAGGGCGGAAGCCGCAAGGGTGTACCGAACAAAGTAACCGGCGAACTGAAGGCGATGATCCTTGAGGCGCTGGACAAAGCGGGCGGCGTCAATTACCTGCTGGACTGCGCGCTGAACGAAAAGACGCAGGGCGCGTTCCTGTCGCTGATTGGCAAGGTGCTGCCCATGACGATAGCCGGCGATGACAAGAACCCGCTGCAGGCCATCGTGCGCATTGAGCGGGTCATCGTTGACCCCAAACAGTGACCGCGCTACAGATTCAGACGCCGCGTGTCTATGTGCCGCTGCTGGCCGATGCGCGCTACAAGGGCGCTTACGGTGGACGAGGTTCGGGTAAGTCGCATTTCTTCGCTGAGATGCTGATCGAGGAATCCATCCGGGAAAAGACCGATGCGGTTTGCCTGCGCGAGATTCAAAAGAGTTTGAAGTTTTCCGTCAAGAAGCTGCTGGAAAACAAGATCAGCAGCATGAATGCCGGTGCGTACTTTGAAGTGCAGAACGAGCAGATCAAGAGTGCGCACGGCGGGGTCATCATCTTCCAAGGCATGCAGGACCACACCAGCGACTCGATCAAGTCGCTGGAGGGCTTCAAGATCGCATGGTTTGAAGAAGCGCAGACGGCCAGCCAGCGAAGCCTTGACCTGCTGCGCCCGACGATCCGTTCGCCGGGCTCGCAGTTGTGGTTCGGCTGGAACCCGCGCTTTGCCTCAGACCCGGTGGATCAGCTGCTGCGCGGCCCGATTCCGCCGCCTGGCGCGATTGTGGTCGAGGCGAACTATGCCGATAACCCGTGGCTGCCTGCCGAGTTGCAGGAAGAAATGGAATACGACAAGCGCCGCGACCCGGACAAGTATGCGCATATCTGGCTGGGCAAGTACCAGAGCAACACATCGAGCAGAGTATTCAAGAACTGGAAGATTGAAGAATTCGAGGTTGATCCGGCTGCCGTGATCCGCCAGGGTGCGGATTGGGGTTTTAGTGTGGACCCTACGGTTCTTGTCCAGGCCTACATTGTGGGCAGGAGGCTGTACATCCCTTACGAAGCGTACCGCGTGGGCTGCGAGATTGTGGACACGCCCGACCTGTTTATGAGCCTGCCCGATGCCGAGAAGTGGCCGATGGTGGCCGACAGCGCCAGGCCGGAAACGATCAGCCACCTGAGAAAGAACGGCTTTCCCAAGATCACCAGCGCCGTGAAGGGGCCGAAGTCGGTCGAGGAGGGCGTGGGGTTCTTGCAGGGCTTTGACATCGTTGTTCATCCCCGTTGCACGCACACGATAGACGAGCTGACGCTGTACAGCTACAAGACCGACCCGCTGGACGAATCCAAGGTGTTACCCATCCTGGCAGACAAAGACAACCACGTAATGGATGCGCTGCGGTACGCCATGGAAGGCGCCCGGCGCGCCGCCAATGTGCGCACGCGCAAGCCACTGAACACCATACCGACCGGCACAAGCTGGATGAGCTAATGAATAAAGACGATGTCCTGACCACTGCGAAAGCGCGCTTTGAGCTGTCGCTTGAGCGCAGCTCGCACAACCGCGAGAAGATGAAGGAGGACATTCGCTTTGCCGCCGCCACGCCCGATGATCCGTGGCAGTGGGACAAGGGCGACCAGACGGCGCGCCAGGGCCGCCCGATGCTGACCATCAACAAGATGCCGCAGCACATCCGCCAGGTGACGAACGACATCCGGCAGAACCGGCCAAGCATCCGCTTCAGGCCTGCTGACGACAAGGCCGACCCGGAAGTCGCTGAAATCCTCATGGGCCTGGTGCGTCACATCGAGGCCAACTCCGACGCCGATATTGCCTATGACACCGCGTCAGAGCATCAGGTGGTGCATGGCCTGGGCTACATCCGCGTGCTGGCCGACTACATCAGCGAAGAATCGTTTGACCAGGACATCTTCATCGGCCGCATCAAAGACCCGCTCAAGGTCTATGACGACCCGGACGCGCAAGACCCGGCCGGCGCGGATCGCAAGTGGCTGTTCATTGAGGAAACGCTGAAGGAGGCCGACTTCAAGGCGCAATACCCCGATGCAGACGCGATTGACTGGAACTTCGTTGACATCGGCCACGGCTGGTTCAGCGGTGATAAAGACATTCGCGTGGTCGAATACTTCGAGGTGATTGAAAAGCCCGCCACGCTGCTGTTATGGGCATCTGGTGCGACTTCCTTCAAGGGCGAGCCGATGCCCGAAGGCGTTTACATGGGCGAGCAACCCATCAAGACGCGCAAGACGCACAAATGCGTGGTGATGTGGCGCAAGCTCAACGGCCAGCAGGTGCTCGAAGAAAAAGAGTTCCCGTCGAAGCATATCCCGTTCGCCCGCGTGATTGGCAACGAGTGGGAAGTGGACGGCAAGACCTACCTGTTCGGCCTGGTGCGCAACGCCAAGGACAGCCAGCGCATGTACAACGTCGCGCAGTCGGCCATTGTCGAGCGCGTGCTGCAGTCGCCCAAAGCGCCATGGGCCGCACCGGCTGAAGCCATCGAGGGCTATGAGAAGATTTGGCAGACGGCCAACACCGACAATCACAGCTACCTGCCTTACAACCATGTGGACGAGGCCGGCAACCCGATTCCCTCGCCGCAGCGCACCAGCCCGACGCAGGTTGAGGCCGGGCTGAACCAGATCGCCATGGGTGCGTCGGACGACATAAAGAGCGAAACCGGCCAGTACGATGCATCGCTCGGCCAGAAGTCCAACGAGACCAGCGGGCGCGCCATCATGGCCCGCCAGCGCGAAGGCGATACCGCCACCTTTCACTACGTGGACAACCTGGCGCGGGCCGTGCGCCACATCGGCCGCATCGTGCTGGACATGATTCCGAAGGTGCTCGACACCAAGCGCATTGCCCGCATCATCGGGGAAGATGACGAGCAGCAAAACGCCACGCTGGACCCGGACAACAAAGAGGCGCTGACCGAGTACAAGGACGATCAGGGCGCCATGCAGCGCATCTTCAACCCGTCCATCGGCACCTATGACGTGCACACGACCACCGGCCCATCGTTCACCACGCGCCGGGTCGAGGCCGTCGAAGCGATGACCGAAATGACGCAGGCAAACCCTGCGCTGTGGCAGGTCATCGGCGATTTACTGGTCAAGAACATGGACTGGCCAGGCGCTGACGACATGGCCAAGCGCCTGAAACTCACGCTGCTGCCGCAGGTGCAGGCCGACCTCGACAAGGACGAAGGCGCGCCCGAGATTCCGCCTCAGATGCAGCAGGCCATGGACCAGATGCAGCAGCAGATTCAGCAGATGGGCGATGCGCTGGGCAAGGCGGGTGATGAAGTGGACAAGTTGGAGGCCGACAAGGATGCAGCCGAGCATGCCAACCGCATTGCCAGCGAAGGCCGGGAGGTGGACCGTTTCAAGGCCGAAACCGAGCGCCTGAAGCTGGTGCTGCCATTCCTCGATCAATCCTCATTACAGGAGTTGGCCGCCAGTGTCGGCTTGCAGGCCCGCTCAACGCCTGACATTGCGCCCAGCGCGCCACCAGAGGCGCCGCCAGAGGCCGCAGAACCGCCCGGCATGCAAGAGCAACCAGAACCCGAACAAGCGCCCGCAGATGGCGCTTTTTCTTTGCCCGAACAATTTCCGGCGTAACGCCACACGCTATCCGTCGCGCCTGACGGGGCCGAGCCGAAAGGCTTTTTCACATGACCATTGACACGCAAGCAAATGATGCGGTTTCGACCGCGCCCGTCTTATCGGATGACGTTAATCCCGAGCTGAACACACCGGTAGGTACTGCGCCTGGCGGGGAAGTGGATGACACAAAGCAGGCTGAACCGGCCAAGACCTTCACGCAAGCGGAAGTCGATGCCATGGTTCAAAAACGGCTCTTGAAAGAGGAGCGCAGGGTTCATCGCCGGGTAGAGCAGCAACTGCGCGAGCAGTCCGAAGCCAAAGCCCGTGAGATTGCGCCCCAGCGTGACGAATTCATGGACGACGACGCATATTTGCAGGCACAGATCGATCATCTGGCCGAGAAAAAAGCCGCCGAGAAGTTGGAGCAGCGCAGGCAAGCCAGCGAAGCTGAGGAGCGAAACGAGAGTTTCCTCTCCAAAGCCGAGAAGGTGGCCGAGCGCTACCCCGACTTTCAGACGGTGGTGGGCAATCCGGCGCTGCGCATCAATGACGGGATGGCTGAGTTCATTTCCGACAGCGAGCAAGGCGCCGAACTGGCCTATTTTCTCGGCAAGAACCCGGCCCGTGCCGCTGATATTGCGAACTTGTCCCCCATCAAGGCCGCGCGCGAGCTGACCCGCATCGAAGGCGAGTTAGCCAGCAAACCGAAAGCAACCCCCAGCAAAGCGCCCGAGCCCATCAGCCCTGTGGGCGTCCGTGGCAAGGCGTCCACGTCAGCGCTTCCGAGCGACGACGACGACATCAACACCTGGATGCGCAAAGAGCAGGCCCGAGCGCGAAGCCGGTAATCCACCGACCCGACCCGCCATTGAGCGGGTTTTTTCATTTCTGAAAGCCATTCATGCCAAATAGCATCCTCACCCCCACCGCCGTCACGCGCAAAGCCCTGCAAATCCTGCACCAGAAGCTGAACTTCATCGGCTCGATCAACCGCCAGTATGACGACTCGTTCGCCAAGTCCGGCGCCAAGATCGGCGACTCGCTGAAAGTGCGCCTGCCCAATGAGTACGTTGTCTCGGACGGCGCCACGCTGGTCAAGCAAGACACCGCCGAAGCCAGCACCACGCTGACAGTCTCCAG